CTGGTGTCAGGGTGTAGTTGAGAACGCTCGGGCTACTGATGTATTTGGCAACGGTGGTGAACCACTGTTCGCTGGTGACTGCCGAATGCGTCAGCAGCACCGTATCGCCCGGGGTTCCGAGGGAATTCAGCGTCACCGGCGTGCCGGTGGGCTGGGCAAAATTCAGACCAGTTCCGCTGCTTCCTGCGGCCCAGATGGGCAGCGCGGCAGCGCCCTGACTGGTCAGGACCTGACCGCTGGTACCCAGGCCGCTGACCTGTTGGAGCGCGCCCGTTGAGGTCGTGCCGCCGGTCAGCACCCCATAGGCGGTCAGCGTAGCGACGCCCGTTCCGCCATTGGCCACCGGCAGCGTACCGGATACGTCGGTGCTGAGCGCAACGGCCCCGTAGGACGGCGAGCCGCTGGCGTTGCCATGCAGGACCGTGGTCGTCGTGCCGGCGCTGCCCTGCACGACCGCCGTCCCGTTGCTGACCATGATCGTATTGCCGCTCAGGGCCGTGGTCGAATTCGTTCCGCCGTTGGCGATCGGCAGAGCCGTGCCGGATAGGCTGATGGCAAGCGTGCCGCTGCTGGTCACCGGCGAGCCGCTGACACTGAGGAAGGCCGGCACGCTGGCCGCGACGCTGGTCACATAGCTGAGCGCCGGGATGTCGGCGGCGACCAGCGCGCGGAATGCACTCGCAGCCGCGCTGCCGGTCGACGGACCGGCCAGCACGGTATTTGCCGTCTGGGCCGTAGCGGTCAGCGCCAGCGTGCCGGATGTCGTCACCGGGGAGCCGCCGACCGTCAGCCAGCTGGGCGCCGATGCCGCGACGGAGGTCACGGAGCCGTTGCCCGTCCCGGCGCCGATATTCGTGCGGGCCGTGCTCGCGCTGGTGACGTCGCTAAGATTATTCGACGCAACCAGATAGGTGGCCGGCAGGTCGGCGGCGACGAGGGTCCGGAAGGTGGGCGCAGCCGCGCTGCCGGTCGTCGGGCTGGCCCAGACCTGATTGGCCGTCTGGGTCGCCAGCGTGCCGGTCAGCGTGCCGCTACTGGTCACCGGGCTGCCGCTGACACTGAAGATCGCCGGCAGGGCCAGACCGACGCTCGTCACCCCGCTGGCCGCCGCATTCTGCCAGCTGGGCAGCGCCGAGGCGCCATTACTCATCAGCACCTGGCCGGAGGTTCCGAGTCCGGCGAGCGATTGGAGGGCCCCGGTCGATGTCGTTCCACCGGCCAGCAGCGCATAGGCGGTCGCCGAGGTCTCCCCCGTGCCACCATTCGCCACCGGCAGCGCGGTTCCGCTGAGACTGATCGCCAGCGTGCCGGATCCGGTCACCGGACTGCCGGCGATGCTCAGAAACGAGGGCACGGAGGCGCCGACGCTCGTCACCGTACCGTTGCCCGTGCCGGCTCCGAGGTTCGACCGAGCCGTTGCCGCGTTGGCCACGTCGCTGAGGTTGTTGGCGACCTGCAGGAAGGTGCCGGTGGCCTGCGTGGCTGCCGTCCCGAGTCCCAGATTAGTCCGCGCCGCCGACGCGCTGGCCAGGTCGCTCAGGTTGTTGGCCTTCTGCGCGCTGCTTGCCAGCACGGCCGCCGCCGCCCCGGTGGCGTCATAGGGCAGCGCCGGGATGTCGCTAGAGGTCAGGGCGCGGAAAGTCGGCTGCGCCGCCCCGCCGCTGATCGGGCCAGCCCAGACGGCACCGGGGCTTTGGGTCGTCAGCGCGGCCGACAGCGTGCCGCTACTGGTCACCGGGCTGCCGGTCACGGAGAAGATGCCGGGCAGCGCCAGACCGACGCTCGAGACAGTGCCCGACCCTCCGCTGGCGACCGGGACCCAGGCCGATCCGGTGCTCCGGTAGATCAGATTAGTATCCGTCGCCCAGTAGAGCATGGCGACGTTGCTCGCCGCCGGACTGGGCAGCGCGGAAAACAGCCCGCTGGTCAACGGTACGTTGAGCGTGTCGCCCTGGCTGATCTGCTGCGGTTGCCCCTGCGGGCCCAGGACCAGCGGATATTGATCGGCACCGATCAGCGCCAAGCCGAGGCACATCAGGACTGCGATTCTGATCATGGGTCGCCTCACCGGTAGAGCGATGGAAAGCCGGGCTGAAAGATGATTTCCGTGGCGCTGATGGCGCGACCCAGCGGGACGTTGTACTGGCCGGCCACGTTGGGCGGATTGGCCGAGCAGATGATCGTGCCCGCGGCACCGAGCCAGATCGGGCCTGCGGTCAGTCCGACGAAGCCGCTCACGTATCCGACCGTAGCGATTCCGGCCGTCTGATCTACGGCCTGCATGGTCAGCGCGATGCCCTGCGCGAACGCTTCCGCCCAGGTGCCGTCAGGGATGCAGACCAGCGCCGCTCCGGCCGCCTGCAGGCTGACCACCATACCGGGCGTGAAGGCCTCGGCGTCGACATTTTCCACCTGGATCTGACCCAGGCTGGCCAGCAGCTCGCCCACCGTGATGGCGAAGCTGGCCGTCCCGGTATCGATCTCCAGCAGCGCGCCGCTGGGCAGCCCGCTGACCAGTTGATTCATGTCCGAAATTTTCTCGTAGATCATGCCGACCCCCAGACGATCCGAGCCGAACCGTCCCATGTTGTGCGCTGATATCCGCGCCTGGTGCATCGACTGATCGGCAGGACCTCGGTCCCAAGATTCTGCGGCGCCTCTAGGAGCAGTGCGCCGCCGCTCTCCAGCAGCAGGCAGCCGGGGCGGTCCTCCAGCATGATCCGGCCCGGCACAACGCCCAGGCTGCTGGCGTCCATCGTGTTCTCACAGCTGATCTGGGCCTCCAGCTGGTGACCGATCACGCCCGGCTTGAATTCGCCAATCTGCTCCGCCCCCCATTTCTGCCGGATATTGTTCCGGATGACGGCCAGCAGGGTCGAGCAGATGAGCCGCGCCTGCCGCTCGGCCAGCTGACTGTCCACCTGGCCGACATGGACGCGGATCTTCCATCGGGATGTGACGAATCCGGCAGAAAAGCTAGTTCGGTGCGGCTCTTCTCCGACCTGCCAGATCTCAACCATGGGCAGCCGGCCGCGGTGCAGCCCGAACAGGTAACCCTGCTTGTTTGCGCCGATGACCCGCGGGCTGGCGACCGAGCCCCAGACGGCAACAGAAACCCCCGCCGCATTGGCTACGGTGGGGGATTGGGCTAGCGCGATCATTTCGGCCAGCCCCGTGCTGTGTACCGTTTCGGTCACGGGATTGGCCTCGGGGTGGGGAACCGGTTAGGCAGCGGGCGGCACAGGGGCTGCGGCAGCCTTTGCCTTCTTGGCCTTATCGGCCCGCCAGGCGGCCAGCAGGTCGGCGTTCATCAGCTTGGTATCCGCCGCATCCTGGTCGGCCTGGGCCTTCGCCGCAGCGTCCAGGACGGGCTTCCGCGACACCGCACGGGCCGCCGCCGTATCGATCGCGGTCTGCTCGGTCACCGAAATGGCGTCGAAGCCGAGCGCCTTGTATTCGGTCAGCGTCTCGGCGTCGTAGCTGACGATCGCCGATTCGGTGCCCTTCCGCACCGTGATGGTCTGCGGCCTGCCGTTGAGCAGATTAGCGCGATCAAGCGCCTGATTCTTGGTCGGGAATGGCGCGGGGTTGATCGCGGCGCACACGCTGAGCGCGAAGCAGACGAGGATGATGGTCAGCATGGGGCGGTTCTCCTGACGCCAAGGCCCTGGCGCGCACGGGGCGGCCAGGGCTGGCGGGACTGATGGCCGGACGGCTTACTTGCCGATCCAGACCTTGGACAGCTCGGGGCGGGTCACCGTGCCGCCGTAGACATACTGCAGTTCGAACTGGTTCTTGAGGTAGCCCTCATAGTAGGCCAGCCGCATTGCCAGTCCGGTCTTCGGGTCCATGAAGATCGCCGATTCCTTGGCCATATCGCCACCGGGCGGCATGGCGGTCGGCCGAACGGCGAGCTTCATCGCCTGGCTATGGAAGCAGGGCAGGCGCCGACCGGCGGCCACAACCGTGACGGCTGCGTTGATGGCATTGATCTGGGCCACATAGCCCACATTCGTGCCCGGCCGGTTGCCGACGCTGAGGGTCAGGACGCCCGGAGCGGCGAAGCCGCCGGGGGTGAGGCCCGCAACGTAGTTGGTCGCATCGCCAGCGATCTGCACGATATCGCCCGGCAGGATGGTTCCGGTGCCGGTCTTGAGGGTCAGCGTCGCATCGCCGACCGCAGTCGCGACGCTGAGCAGATAGTTCTCCGCGGTGCCGACTGTCACGGGGGCGAGCAGCTGATCGAAGTTGACGCCAATGCCCTGCAGCATGCCGATCATGCCCTGGCGGAGCATCTCGTCGTTGCCCGATTTCTGGACTTCAATCAGCAGCGGATTCTGGCTCAGCTGGCCATAGGCCGTGGTGCTCAGGATGCCGAACCGATCGGACAGCGGGGCCAGCGAATCATTGAGGTATTGCACCATCTGCTCCCAGTTGGGCAGCAGGCCCTGGATGGCAGTCGGCGCGGCGAACGGATCGGACCCGGCCGTACCGATGGCCGACGTAGCGCCAGCGGCCAGCAGGGCGTAGCCGAATACCGCGATTTCATTTCGCGCCACCCGCATCGCCTCCTTGAGCGAATTCGGCACGAAGCCGGGCGTCGGGGTCGGCGACTCGAGGGCCATGTAATCGTCACCGCTCAGGAAGAACTTCACGGCCCGCTGCTTCGTGAATGTGACGTTGACATTAGTCAGCGTCTCGGTCTGGCCTTCGATCGGGATGACGCCCGGCACGATGTCGACCGCAGTCAGGATGGGCGTGATCGGGGTCAGGATATTCTGACCCAGCGCGGCCGGAACGGTGCTGAATTCCGTGTCGGCAAGGCCATTCAAGACAGCCGCGTTTTCCTCAAGGATGGGCATAAAGCCCTCATTGATCGCGCGAGTGATCGCGTTGACGTTATTGATGGCCATCTGATGAGCTCCTGGGCACGGTTATGTGCCAAAGGACGGGCGGGGCCCGCGTGGAAGAGAAGGTCAGTCGGTGATCTGCAGGGTCTTGTTCTTTGCGGCCTTGGCGTACTCCGACCTTCCCCATGTGCCCAGTTCCATCATCCGCTGCTGCTGCGCATGGGTGATTGTATGGGTGAAGTCCTTTTCGCCATGTCGCAGGGCAACGTCACCGTCGCCCGCTGGGGCCTTGGACTTCTGCAGATGGGATCGGGTCTTGGCGAAGTCCGCTAGGACCGCATCCGCGGTCAAGGGTCTTCCCGTCTTGGGGTCGTTCAGCAGCTGTCCAGCCGCATCGACAACCTCAATCTCGTCCGTATCGGCGTTGAGCCGGAACTTCCGAGCGTTGAGCGCGATCGTGTCCTCCAATGTGTCGTTGTCAACCTTCGGGTATAGCTGCGTGATCTTGGCGCGCAGATGCTCGGCTATGACGCGGGCTTCGCGGCGCTTCAGCTTGGCCACGCTTTCTTCGTTGGCGATCTCCCTCACCTTCTTGATGTCGCCTTCCTTGTTGGCCTTCTCGATCGCTACCAGCCGATCCGCTTCGGCCTTCGCCTCTTCGGCCGCCTTTTTCTCGCGCCGCGCCGCGCCGGCCTCAGTGGCCAGCGCCTCGCGCTCCTGCTTGTCTTTTGCGCGGTTGGTCCGGTAGTCCTCCAGCTTTTCCTTCGGGACCAGGATCTTGACCGCGCCGGGGCCTTCGATCTCTTCGTAACCTTCCGGGATTGGCATCGTCGTTTCTCCTGACCGCATCCGCGGTCAAATCGCGCGGCATCCGCCGTGCTATTTTTTCGTCTTGTCGCCCGGAGTGGGCTGCTCTTTGGGTTTTGGCGGCAGCGCCCCGCCGATCCGCTCCTGCGGCGGAAAGGCGGACAGGCCACCTTCGACCATATCCTTCCGCGCCTCCATCTGATCGTCGAGCTCCTGCTGCCGATCGGGCGCCAGGCTGAGATTCCGATGGACGAAGCGGGCCACTAGCTCTTCGCGCAGCACGCTGGGCAGACCCTGGGTGGCCAGCGCCTGGATCAGGCCTGCCAGCTCTTCCGCATAGTTCGGGATATCGAATTCGTCAGGATAATGGGTCGGCTTGGGTATCTTGAATCCCCAGCCGCCCTCCATCAGAATCCAGATCTTGTTTTCTGCCCGGCCGCATGCATCCGCCAAGCTCTTCAGCTGCGCGGCCAGATTCTGGAACTTGAACGCCAGCGCGACACCGGACTGCACATCGCCCTTCTGCTTGGTCGCGTCCTCGGCTTCCAGACCGGCGGCCAGGTAGACGTTCATCTTGATTTCAGTCAGCTGCAGCCGCAGCTGCTCGGCCGCTTCCGGTACCGCACTGGTGGCGTTGAATTTGGCCGCCGGATTGGTGAACCACATGACGCGGTTCGATCCGATCTTGACCTCATCGTTGTCGCTGCCGCCCGTACCGGTCTTGCTCGGCGGCCTGGCGCCGCTGACCCAGTATTGGGTAAAGACGCAATTCCACAGCTCTTCGCGCAGCCACGACTGGACGTTGAGGTAGTCCTGCTGCTGCTCGGCGACCGGCGCGGCCTGCGACTGCGGCGGCAGATCGGCGCACAGATCATCCGGCATGGGGATCAGCGGAACGAGCGGAAGCCCCGGGTAGCCGTGCTTCATGACCGGACCGGCCGATGTGACCGTATAGGACGACTTTCCGCGCTCCCGATCGGCGATCGGTGCGCGTTTGACCTTGAAATCCTGGCGGGTCGTCTCGGTGATGTACCGAGCCGTTGGCTTGCCGTCGATCTCGAGCAGCAGCAGGGCCTCGATCATCTGACCGCCGCGGATCGTCCAGTTGACCACCTGATCGGAGCCGACGATCAGCAGCCTGGGCCGCGCGCCCGCGCTCTGCGCCTCCGCCTTCGTGCTGATCTGCATCCCATCGGGAATGGGGTTTACGGGCATGCAGTAGCAGACCTGTTCGACCTGCCCCTTCTGGAGCCATTGGCGCATGAAATCGTCAAGCGACAGCCCATAGCCGTCCGCATTGTCGATCAGATCCAGATACTCCGGCGGACCCTCTTTGTCCCGCTCCGGTTTCTTGCGGAAGACGAAATCGTTAAACATGCGGGTGATCGGGCCGGTAAAGTTCGGGCACTTGGCCGATTTCTTGCGCACCGCATAGGTGTCCGGATCTTCGCGCGGATGCTGCCATAGCAGCGACTCGCCCCGTCCGTCCTGCTGCAACGGGTATTCGTCGCCTCCGTTGTAACTGACCCGCCAAAATGCGCGCTTCATCTGCCAGCCGGCATAATTCGCGTTCAGTGGTAGCAGCTTGTCGACAACCGGGCGGACCCGCGCCTCTGTGACCTGATCGCCGACCGGTACGATTGCCATGCGGGGAGCATCCGGATTCCGCCCAGAATGGCAAGCCTGCCTAGTAGCGGGAGAATTTCATGCCGCCCTCTATGGGCAGCATGTCCCAGACCAGATAGCCCAGCGCATCCAGGATATGGCCCCATTTCTTGTCTTTCCCTGGGTCATAGCTGCCGTCCGGCTTCCGCTTCACCCGCTGCAGTTCGAAGATCAGCCGGGTACAGCGGGGATCGACATAGATTCGTATCCGCCTGGTGGCATCCAGAAGGTTGCGCTCCACCAGATTGATGCGACTGATGATCGGCGGATTTGCCCCGTAGGCGTCTCCGTCGTGCTTCCATCCGTAGGATTCGGCGGTCTGGATCAGCATATTGATTTCACTATTGCCGGTCGTGCTCCGCGCCTTGGCCGACTTGTCCGGGTGCAGGCCCACCCGCCGGCCGCGCCCACACCATAGCTTGTCGTTGGCCATCTGGACGGCTCGGTCCACCTGGGCGTTGTCTTCCAGGATCAGCTCATCGAAGATCAGCAGATTGCCCGCCTGATCCATCTGGGCAGCCACCCAGCACATCGGGCTCACGTTGAAGTCCGCGCCGATATGGACCGGTCGCTGTAGGTCCATTTCGATTGGCCGACAGTGCGTCTCCATGGTGAAATTCGGGTGAGCCCGGCCGGCCGCATAGTCGACCGCGTAGCCCTCGAGGTATTGGCGCTTCAGCGCCTCCGGGATCTGCGCCTTATAGCCCTCGATCACCGCAGCCGGCAGGGCGGTATTCTTCACCGTGGCCAGCACGTAGGCCCGATGGTTCGGTTTCGGCTTGTCGTAAAAGTCCCGCTGCAGCCAGGTATCCAGACCCTCGGGCGTCGTGGTGTTGAGGAAATGATGCGTGCGTGCCTTCGGATGCCGGAGCCGTCCGACGATCTGCGTCGGCGCATCGCGGATCGGGTTGTCTGATGATACGAAGCGGGCCGACTCATCGGCCCAGCCGTGCCCGACCTCGACGCCAGTGATGCGTTCCG